GGCGGCGTCGCGCAGGCTGGCGCGCGGGGTCGCCACGGGCGCGCCCTGGGCGGCTTCCAGGGCGTCGGCGACCGCCAGGGCCTCCGCTTGCACCGCCGCCGTGTCGGGCGCCGTGGGCGAGTCCGTCGCGCCAGTGCCGGGCGGGTCGAGGTTCAGGGCGCGGAAGCCGGCATCGGTCAGGGCGAGCGTGGTCAGCATCAGGCCGGTGGCGGAGTCCTCGATCAGCAGGGCGCCGTCGCCGAGGCGATAATCGCCCTGGGTCTCGACGATCAGGCCCTCCCGCAGCAGGGCGTCGATCATCTTGTGGCGGCCACCGGTCGGCAGCTTGCGGTGGAATTCGAGGCGGCGGTCCCGGCGCTCGGCGGCGCGGGTCAGGACGAGGGTAGCGGCGGGGGAGAGGATCATCTGCGTGCTCCAGTTCGCGTCCCTGACCACCAGGGGCTGCTACTGCCTGGAGCCCCGCCGGGGGGGGACCCGGTCGGGGCGGAGGCGGAGGGCGGTGCGTCAGTCGGCGGTGTCGGCCTCGATCTCGGCGTGCAGGACGTAGCCGGTGAGGTAGGGAAGCCCGCGGGGGATGCCGGTCTCGTGGGCGGTGCGGGCGCTGATGCGCCAGCCCATCCAGCGGGCGGTGGCGGCCTCGATGGCGTCGGCGACCACCTTGCCGGTTGCCAGTTCGTTGGAGACGTCGTCGGCGAAGTGGCGGCCATGGCGGCTGTCCAGGAAGGCCGCCACCGTCTCGGCGGGGAGCTGCGTGGCGTCGCTGATAGTGTTGATGGCGATGGGCCAGGCGATCTCGGGGTCACCGTGGTGGTTGATCGTGCCGTAGAAACCCCAGTCCTTGTTCTTGCTCTTGGGGGCGGTGTTGTTGCTGGCCATCTCTGCTGCTCCTGTCTGGCGGGGCCTGGTCCCCTGCGCGTGATGGACACTTTGCGCTGCGGCCGGGCACAGCCAAGTCAGATTGAGCGCAGAATGATTGCTTCGTTTGTGGCCTATCGATCAGATCATGAGGCTGCCCTCGGCCGGGCCTGAGTGCGCGGCGGGAGGGGACCGCCAATGCCGGAAATGACCCCCTCAACCAGGGAACTGGCCCGCCGCATCGGCGTGACGGAGACCGCCCTGCGCAAGGCCGAAGCCAAGGGCCGCATCGAACGCGAGCCGGACGGCCAGTGGGATGTGGAGAAATCGCGGCGCCGCATGATCGAGACCGCGGACCCGGTGCGATCGCCGCTGGCCGGTGCGGTGGGTGCCGGCACCACGCAGGCGGGGCTGTCGGGCGATGCCACGCCCTACGCCCGGCTGCGCGTCGCGCAACTGGCGCTGAAGGTTGAAGCCCAGCGCATGGCGCTGGACGAGGACAAGGGCCGGCTGCTGGACGCCGTGACGGCCAACGCCGCCATCGACGAGATCGCCGGCGCCATGCGCGACGCCCTGCTGAACTGGCCCGCCCGGGTGTCCGGCCTGATCGCCGCCGATCTCGGGGTGGAGCCGCACCTGGTGCAGACCGTGCTGCAGCAGCACGTCACCGATCTACTGACGGAGGCCGCAGATCGCTTCGATCCCCCAGGCCTCGGAGACCGCGGCGCGGACCGCTGACCATGTCCGCAGGCGGGCGGGCGCCATGTTGCGCCCACCGCCGCAGCTCACGGTCAGCCAGTGGGCCGATCAGCACCGGGTTCTGAGCACCCGCGCGTCGTCGGAGCCGGGGCCGTGGCGCACGTCACGGACTCCGTATCTGCGCGACATCATGGACGCGCTGTCTGCGGTGCATCCCGCCCGCCGCGTGGTGTTCATGAAAGGCGCGCAGGTCGGTGCTTCGGAGGGGGGCAATTGTTGGCTGGGCTACATCATGCACCACGTGCCGGCGCCGGTGCTGGCGGTGCAGCCCACGGTGGAATTGGCCAAGCGCTTCAGCCGGCAGAGGATCGATCCCCTGCTGGAGGAGACACCAGCGCTGCGTGAGCGGGTGGCACCGGCCCGCGCCAGGGACAGCGGCAACACCATGCTGTCCAAGGAGTTTCCCGGCGGCATCCTGGTGCTGACCGGCGCCAACTCGGCGGTCGGGCTGCGATCAATGACGGCGCGGTTCCTGTTCCTGGACGAAGTGGACGCCTATCCGGGCGATGTTGAAGGGGAAGGCGATCCGATTGCCCTGGCCGAGGCGCGGGCACGGACGTTCGGTTGGCGGCGCAAGGCGTATCTGGTTTCGACGCCGACCATCGCCGGGCGCAGCCGGATCGAGCGGGAATACCAGGCGAGCGACCAGCGGCGGTTCTTCGTGCCGTGCCCGCACTGCCAGGCGATGCAGTGGCTGCGCTTCGAGCGGCTGATCTGGGAGAAGGGCAACCCGACCTCGGTGGCCTATCACTGCCAGGCCTGCGACGCGGCGATCGGGGAGCACCACAAGACGGCGATGCTGGCCGGCGGAGAATGGCGGGCGACGGCCACCTCGCAGGACCCGCACACGGTCGGCTTCCACATCTCGGCGCTCTACTCGCCAGTGGGCTGGCTGTCCTGGGAGCAGATCGCGCGCGATTGGGAGGCGGCGCAGGGCAAGCCCGAGGACCTCAAGACCTTCCGCAACACGGTGCTGGGCGAGGTCTGGCAGGAACACGGCGAGGCGCCGGATTGGGAACGCCTGGTCGAACGGCGGGAGGATTTTTCGCTCGGCACCGTGCCACCTGGTGCGCTGGTGCTGACCGCGGGCGTCGACGTGCAGGATGACCGCGTCGAGGTCGATGTCTGGGGCTGGGCCGAGGGATACACCTCCTGGCTGATTGACCACGTGGTGATCCCTGGCAGCCCGCGGGAACGGGCGCCATGGGACGAACTGGCGAAGCTGCTGGCCAGGGACTGGCCGCGAGCCTCCACCGGTGCGATGCGCATCGCCAAGGTCTGCGTCGACACCGGTGGCCGCGACACGGCTTCCGTCTATGGCCATCTGCGCCACCTGCGGGATCCCCGCATCGCGCCGACGAAGGGTGTGGAGGGATGGAACCGGGCACAACCTGTCCAGGGCCCGACGCTCGTCGACGCCCTGGTGAACGGCCAGAAGTTGCGCCGCGGGTTGAAGCTCTGGACGGTGTCGGTTTCTACTTGGAAGGCCGACCTTTACCGTCGGTTGTGGCTTGGACGGGGTGAGGCGGACGGCTTCCCGCAGGGCTGGGTGCATCTCCCGCAGGGGATCGAGGTCGAGTGGGTGAAGCAGCTGGTCGCCGAGCAGTTGCGCACGGTGAAGGACCGGCGCGGCTTCACCCGGCAGGAATGGGCCAAGCTGCGGGAGCGCAATGAGGCGCTGGATTGCGCGGTGCTGGCGCGGGCGGCGTTGTGGTTGCTCGGCGCCGATCGCTACGGCGACCGCTACTGGCAACGGCTGCGCGAGGATGCGGCAGATGCGCCACTGCGCGGGGACGACATTCCCGCCGGTGGGAATGTCGCCGTGACGCCTGAGGTACCACGGCAAGAGACGGTACCGACGCCGGTTGCCGCACGCCCGCGCGCATGGCTCACGCCGCGCTCCGGCTGGCTGCGCTGAGGGAGACCGCCCGTGAACCCGACCGTCCTGGCCTGGGCGATCGCCCAACCGACTGGCAACCGCTGGCGCGGTCTGGCCGACGCCTACACCGGTGGCACCACGCGGGTGACCTTCGAGGGTCGCACCGTCGAATACCGCTCGCTCGCCGAGATCGCCCAGGCGCTCGCCGCCGGCTACGCCGCCGAGCACCCCGCGCAACGCCGCCCCTGTGTGACCCTGGCCCGCTTCACTCGCGACGCCGGCTGATCGGAGGCCACCCCATGTCCGAAGACGATGTCGCGCAGAAGCTCGCCGTGCACGAGGCGATCTGTGCCGAGCGCTGGAAGCAGGCCGAGGCGCGGCTGAAGCGGATCGAGCTCGTGCTGCTGGCCATCGTCGTCCTGCTCTTGTTCGGCGAAGGCACCGTCGTCGAGGTCGTGAAGCGCCTGGTGGTGAAGTAGGTGCCGATGATCCCCACCCGCCTCCGCGAGGCCTGGCGTGTCCTGCGCGGTTATGCCGCGGCTCAGGACGTCCGCGCGTCCACCTGGGCGGCATCTGGTGGCAGCGCCAACAGCGAGGTGGCAAGTGCGTCGAGCGCCATCACGCGCCGCGCCCGCGATGCCGTACGTAATGACCCTTACGCCGCACGCATCGTCGACCTGTGGACTGGAAACGCCGTCGGCGCCGGCATCACCACCCGCTGGCCGGACAAGAAGCACGCCGATGCCTGGAGGCGCTGGGCCGAGAGCACGGCCTGTGACGCCGAGGGCCGGCTCGACCTCTATGGGTTGCAGGCGCTGGTCATGCGCTCGGTGGTGGAGAGCGGTGAGTGCCTGGTGCGACTGCTGATCACCGAGCCGACGCCCACCAACCCGATCGGCCTGCGGCTGCAGGTGCTGGAGAGCGACCATCTCGACGCCAGTCGCACCGGCACGATCGGCGGCGCCATCACCGTACAGGGCATCACCCTCGATGCCACCGGCGCACCGGCGGCCTACTGGCTGTTCCCGCAGCATCCCGGTGCCAGCTGGTATCTGCCGGGCAGCAACCAGTCCAGCGTGCCGGTTCCGGCCGCCGAGGTGCTTCACATTTATCGCAAGCGCCGGCCTGGCCAGCTGCGCGACGTCTCCTGGCTGGCGCCGATCCTGCTCCGCCTGCGCGACCTCGGCGACTACGAGGCGGCCCTGCTCATGAAGGCCAAGATCGAGGCGTGCCTCGCCGCCGTCGTCACCGAGGATGGCGACGACGTGCTGACCGGACCGGCGGCAGGGCTACTCAAGGATGCGCAGGGCCGCACGGTGGAAGCCTTCGAGCCGGGCATGATCCTGTATCGCCGCGGCAGCGGCTCGGTGGAGGTGGTGAACCCCTCCGGCGGCGGCAGCCACACCGCCTTCGCGCGGCGAACGCTGGAAGCAGCGTCGGTCGGGGCCGGGCTGACCTATGACCAGGTTTCGGGCGACCTGACCCAAGCCAATTACTCCAGCCTGCGGGCCGGCAAGATCGAGTTCCGCCGGCTCTGTGAGCAAGTCCAGTATGGCATGCTGATCCCAATGCTCGTGCGCCCCATCGCCGATCGTTTTCACCAGCAGGGAGCGCTGCTCGGCCTGTGGGGCGCCGACATGCCCACCGATGTGGCCCACGTCCCGCCGGCGCACGAGATGATCGACCCGCTGAAGGACACCACCGCCCTGATCGCCCAGGTGCGCGCTGGCTTCGTGCCACAGCCCGAGGCGGTCGGCTCCTTCGGCTACGACTTCCGCCAAGCGGTCGAGATGATCCGTGCAGCCAATGCGCTGCTCGACGATGCAGGCATCTCGCTCGATAGCGATCCCCGCCGCGTCGCCAAGTCGGGCTCCGCCCAGGACGCGGCGCAGATGGCGGCGGTCGAGATTGCCGCAACGGGTGCGGCCATGCCGCCGCGAGCCGAGCCAGCCACGACACCCCAGCAAGGCTGAAATCATGACCGAACCTATCGATCCGGGCGGGAGCGATCCCGCGCCGGCGACGACGCATGCCGATCGACTTCCCACCGGTGGGCATTCGATCACCGCCGCGCGGGCCATCGCGGCACCCGCCACGGTCAACCGCGCCGCGCGCACCGTCGAGGTGGTGTGGTCCACCGGTGCCCGCGCCCGGAACTTTGTGCCGCCCCTTGGCCTGATCACCGAGGAACTCGACATGTCGCCCAACGCGGTGCGAATGCACGGTCTGCTTGGCGGCGGCGCCCCGGTGCTCAACACCCACCGCCACGGCGATGCCCGCGATGTCGTCGGCCGGGTGATCGCCGCTCGGCTCGAGGCCGGACGCGGCATCGCCACGCTGCAGTTCTCGTCAGCGGCCGATGTCGAGCCACTCTGGCAGCGCATCGCAGACGGCACTCTGCGCAGCGTCAGCGTCGGTTATCGCGTGCACCGCTATGAGCCGATCTCGGATCCCGCCGTGGGCACCGTCCACCGCGCCGTCGATTGGGAGCCCTACGAAATCTCCGTCGTCCCGCTGCCGGTCGATCCAGCCGCCGCCGTGCGCGGCGCCGGAGATGTTCCGCCCGTGCCAGCCATCGAGCCGGCAATCGCCGACCCCACCCCCATCACCACCCAGGAGACCACCATGCCGGATCCGGCAGACGCCGCCACGACCACGTCCACTGCTCCCCAGGAGACCAACCCCACCATGGCCACCGCACCAGCGGCCCCTGCAGCCCCCGCCGTGATGCCGCCCCCGGCGCCCGACCTCGACGCCATCCGCGCCGAGGCCGATCGCGCTGCCACCGAGCGCATCGCCAGCTACGACCCGGTGCTCGCCGCCGCCCGCGGCCTGCTGCCCGACGACCAGATCGACGCCCAGCGCCAGGCCGCCGTCCGCGAGCGAGTCTCCGCCGATGTGCTGCGCGGCCGCCTGTGGGACGCCTTCTCGCAGCGCGGCCGTGCCGCGGCACCGACGCTGCCGGCCAATCCGGCGGCCGGTCCGGCCTCGCAGGACCCGGAGGTGATGCGCGACGCGATGGCCGAGGCGCTGGCTGTCCGGGCCATGCCGGGATACCAGACGCCCACCTTTGGCCGGCATGCCGAGTTCCTGGGTTGGCGCCCCTCCGAGATGGTGGCCGCACTGATGCGCGCCCGCGGGGAGAAGAACATCCCGCGCGACACCGCCAAGCTGGCCGAGCGTGCCTTCCAGACCACCAGCGACTTCCCGCTGCTGCTCTCGGCTGCAGCCAACAAGATGCTGCTCGCCGCCTATGCGCCCGCCAACCCCACCTATCGGCAGATCTTCCTGCGGCGCGACTTCCGTGACTTCAAGCCGCACCGCCACCTGCGCGTTGGCGACTTCCCCAACCTGGTGCCGCTGTCCGAGAGCGGCGAGATCCAGGCCGGCACCATGTCCGAGAGCCAGGAGCTGGTGGCGCTCACCACCTTCGCCCGGCGCATCCGCGTCACCCGGCCGATGCTGGTGAACGATGATCTCGGCGCCTTCACCGACTTCGCCGCCATGATCGGCCGGCGCGTCGCCGACTTCGAGAATGTCACCGCCTATGGCCTGCTCAACACCGCCAACGGCGACGGCCCGACGCTGACCACGGGTGCCACCGCGGTGTTCGCCACCGGGGCAGCGCGGGCCAACAAGGCGGCTTCCGGCACCGCGCTCGATCTGACCAACCTGGCCGCCGGCCGCGCCGCGGTGATGAAGCAGAAGACGCTGGACGGGCTGCCGATCTCGGTCGGCTCCAGCATGCAGCTGGTGGTGGGGCCGAACCAGGAACTGGCGGCGCGACAGCTGACAGTGTCGGTGCAGGCCGCGCAGACCAGCAACGTCAATATCTACGCCGGCTTCATCCAGCCGCTGGTCGAGCCGCTGATCCCGGCGAACCGCTGGTACCTGTTCTCCGATGCGGTGTCCGCCCCGGTCTATGTCTACGGCTACCTCAACGGCGCCGAGGGGCCGCAGGTCACCACAGGCCCGGTTTCGGGTGTCGACGGCGTCGAGGTGTCGGTGATCTTCGACTTCGGCGTGGGGGCCATCGACTGGCGTGGCGCCTGGTTCAACCCCGGCACCTGAGCCTGCGCCGGCCAGGTCCGGCTGATCCTCCTCTCCATCCTCATCGTCTCGCGGACGGGCGGCCTTCGGGTCGCCCGTCGCGTTTCTGGAGCTCCACAGCATGAAGACCTTCGTTCAGCCGGGCCTCTCGGTCCTTCTGCCCATGCCCTATGACCGCACCTCCGGCCAGGGTGTGCTGGTCGGTGCCCTGTTCGGTGTCGTTGCCGTCGATGCGCTCTCCGGTGCCTCCGCCGAGGTGGCGGTGAACGGCGTGTTCGACATCACCAAGGAAGCGCCGCTGGTGATCGCCGTTGGTGCCCGGGTCTTCTGGGACAACACCAACAGGCGGGTCACCACCACGGCGACTGCCAACACCGCCATCGGACATGCCGTCGCGGCCGCGGCCTCCGCCGACACCACGGTGCGGGTGCGCCTATCCGGCTCCACCCCGGCGGGCACCTGACGCCGCCCTCTCCCTCAGGAGACACATCATGGCCTATCTGATCGCCCGCTTCCGCGAGGCCAGCACTTATGGTGCGCTCACGGGCATTCTCACTGCCCTCGGCCTGCACCTCGATCCCGGCCTCACGCAGAACATCACCCTGGTCGGCACCGGCATCGCAGGCCTACTCGGCATCCTGATCCGCGACCGGGGGGCCAGCGCATGATGACGTCGCGGGACAAGGCACGGCTCACCGGCGTGCATCCCGACCTGGTGGCGGTCGTTGAGGCGGCCCGCCAGCATGTGCCCTTCATCGTCGTGGAGGGGATGCGCACGCGCGAGCGCCAGGCCCAACTGGTGAAGTCCGGTGCCAGCCGCACCATGGACAGCCGGCACCTGACCGGCCACGCCGTCGATCTGGCACCAACGGTCGATGGCGAGGTGCGGTGGGATTGGCCGCTTTTCTACCCGATGGCCAAGGCAATGAAGGACGCTGCCCAAGTCCGCGGCGTCGCCCTGGTCTGGGGTGGTGACTGGCCGCGCTTACGGGACGGGCCGCACTTCGAACTCAACCGCGATGCCTATCCGGCGGGGAACGGCTGATGTCGGCATTCGAGAGCATGATGGCGACCG